CATTGAAGGGTGGGACGCTAGCTTTGCTGACGAGCTTGCCTCTAAGTACATGAAGCGTATTCGTGATCGTGCAGCCGGTGACTACAGCAGCACAGTTGGTGGTAACACTAGCGGTGCAGCAGACATCGTGCAAGACGCACTGATTGCTATGAACCTGTCGGCCAAGGAGATTAAGGCCCACATGGAGAACTACACCAAAGGCGCGGCTAACTTCACCAAGGGCCGTATTGACCTTGACCTGAATCGCGTGTACGACACCGAGGATGGCCCATTCCGTTTGCTGGACATCTTCGAGACTAATCAGACTGAGTTGCTGCGTGGGCAGGCCGGTCGTGTTAGCGGTGAGGTTGCTTTGGCTAAGTACGGCGTGTACGGTAAGCCGGGGCTACAGTTGCTCCGTGACGGTATGCGCTATGGTCAAGACGGTAAGAAGGCTAGTATACGTGACCTTGAGAGCTTTGACCAGATTGCGGCTGAGTTCATGAACGAGCCGTTTGGTACGCAAGGCGGCAAGCTGCTTGAGCGGGCCATGGCTGCTAACACCTTGGTTCGCATGGGCGGTATTGTGTTTAACCAGTTGGCTGAAACACTCAACGGTGTGTTCCACGTTGGTGCTATCCGCACTGCCGAGAGCGTCGCAGGCATCCCACGTTTGCGCAGTGAGATTAAAGCGCTGGCCCGTGGTGAAGCTGTAGATAACCCGATCATCGGTAGCATCGAGCTAGTTGGCGGGGCAGAGTTTGGCACAGACAGCTACAAGTTTGTCATGCCGTATGACTCACCCGACCATGCTTACCCAACCTACGGTAAGGATACGCTCACGGTAACAGACCGTTTGCTCCGTGGCGGTAACCACCTACAGTCTAAGTTGTCCGGCTGGCGCATGATTCATAGCGCACAGCAGCGCGGTATGGCAGAGCAGATTGTCCACAAGATGATGCGCTACGTGCGTACCGGTGGTGACGATGTAGCCTTGCGTGACTTTGGTATCACACCTGAGTTGCAGGCCTACCTGCGGGAGAACCTTGACAAGATCGCTACATTCGATGGCGACAAGCTAGTACGCTTTGAGGCAGACAAACTGCCGGATAGCCCTATGCGGGACCAAGTAATCCAAGCCGTATGGCGCGGTACACAGCAGATCATCCAAGGCACCTTCATCGGTGAGCGCGGCAAGTGGGCACACGATGGCTTCTTGAAGCTGCTGACCCAGTTCCGCTCGTTCAGCATTACCTCGATGGAGAAGCAGTGGGGACGCCAGCGCAACCAGCGAGGTGGCTACGCCGCCTTCGGTATGGCTATCGGCGCAATGAGCATGGTGTGGCCTATCTACGCAGCCCGCGTGTACGCTAACAGTATTGGTCGCCCTGACCAAGAAGAGTACATTAACGAGCGACTGACACCACAGAACGTGGCACGGGCTAGCCTGAACTACATGGCCATGAGTGGGCTGGCTGGCGACTTCATTGACGCCTTGACAGCCGTTGCGCCCGACAGCGTGAAGGAAGCCACTGGCTTTAACCCTATGGGTAGCACAGGCAAGGAAGCCGACCTAGTTGGTAACTACGTGTTGCCTGCTGCTGGCTTGGCAAACGACGCATTCAAGTGGCTGCAAAGCCCAACGGAAATGCAGGACGCTGCCAAGATCATGCCGCTGTCACGACTCCCCTACCTTGTGCCGCTGATGAACACGACCAAGGACTAATGGTACCTATACACCCCGCTTCGGCGGGGCTTTCTTTGGAGGCCTATGCCAACACCTAAACTTCAATTACTGAGTCGTACCCAGTACGATACAGACGGTTCCACTACGGTGTGGAACTTCAACTTCTCTGGCGGGTACATCCTGCAAGATCACGTTAAGGCCTACTACGACAGCCCGCTGGGTGTGCGTACTGTAGTGACCGTAACACCTGCTATGCTGATTGGCACTTGGCAGTTGCAGATTACGCCTGCTATACCAGCAGGTAACGTGCTGACCATCTACCGGGCTACGCCTAAAGACAACCCGATGGTTGACTTTGCTGATCGCGGCAACATCAGCGAAGTAGCACTGGACACCCTTGCACGACAAGCCATCTTCGTTGCGGCTGAGGCAAGTGACGATACGGTTACGGCTAACTCTGACGTTGCTGTTAACGCTGCTGTGCAGGCCCAGACCTCTGCAACTAGCGCAGCGGCAAGCGCTGCAACTGCTAGTTCAGCGGCTAGTGGGGCAATCAGTTTCAAATCCGTGTGGCTTGGCGCACAAGCTGTTGACCCAGTGCTAGACCTAAACGGTAACGCGCTGGCTGCTGGTGCTGTGTATCTTAACACTGGGGCACAAGTGCTACGTGTGTACAACGGTACCGCATGGCAGACCAACTATGCGCCTAGCACATTGTTTGTCGCGCAGACCGGTCCCACCGGAGCAATGGTAGTACCTGCCGGTACAACCGCCCAGCGCCCAGCTAGCCCAGTGTTTGGGCAGCAGCGGGCAAATAGCACTAACACCGCAATGGAGTGGTGGAACGGTACAGCTTGGGCACCTATGGGCGGTGGCGCAGTGGGTGGCGGCAACGACCAAATCTTCTGGAAGAACGGTAAGACAATTACCGCTAACCATACAATTCTTGGCACAGAGAACGCAGGTTCTTTTGGGCCGATTACCGTCGCAGACGGTGTAACAGTTACCGTCGCAGACGGTGGAACATGGACGGTGGTGTAATGCCTACAGTAATTGACGGAGCAACTGGCGTAAGCCAAGTGCAGGACAACACGGTGAACTCGGCCAAGGTTGCAAATGGAACTCTAGCATTTGCGGATTTGCTTGCTACCGACTGGAGCAACGTCATTGGTGCAAGAGGTTACCAAAAACTACCCTCTGGTCTGATTATTCAGTGGGGGCAGGAGTCCTTAACCGCTAACGGGCAGACGTACTCTTTTCCACTACAGTGGCCTAACGGTTGTCGCAGTCTGGTTACCATGCAGGTAAACGCTGGTGGCCCCACTCTCACAGCAAGCAACATAACTTCTGGAAACGTCGTTAGCACTACTCAGTTTACTTTGTCGTGTAACATCGCTGGCACAATCAACTGGATTGCTATCGGGAACTAACATGACCATCAAAACAGATTCCCACATTATCGGCAGCAACGCCGACGACACGCGCAACTTCTTGCTTGATACTGACCTAGCCGGTGCGCTGCGCATTCGTCGCAAGTCGGATGGTTCGGGCGGCACTGTTCTCACAATAGATAGCGCTGGTGTAGTTAGCCTGCCAAATAACCCTGCCGTGTTCACAAAGCGGTTCGTGAGCGCTGATACCGCATACACCAATTCCTCTGCAATTACGATTGCACACGGATTAGGTGCCAAGCCTTCATTAGTTCAGGTCACGTTGAAGTGTCTTACCGCTGAACTCGGTTACGCGGCAGGCGACGAAGTACAGATAACCGCGTCATTTGTCAGTGGTGTTGGTGCAGTCACGATTGAATTTGATGCGACAAACATCGTTATCGTGAATGCAGCGATTGCAATTCTTAACAAATCTACGTTCGCAAATGGACAGGTTACACCGGCGAACTGGAGACTTGTGGCGAGGGCTTGGGTATGACCGCATCACTATCAGCAAAATCCAACGGCACCCAAGGTGCTCTACAAGTCAACGGCGTAGACGCTGTTGTATTCGAGGCTGGCGGCATCGCCTCTGGCTACAAGGCCGGGAGTATCACACCTGCCGCCCTTAGTGGTAACCAGAGTGGCAGCGCACCGGCATTTGCGGCAAGGGCATGGTGCGTATTTAATGGCACACTGACTGGAACTAACGCGCCCATTGCAGGCGGAAACATCGCAAGCATCCAGTACATCACCTATGCACGGTGGTACGTCGCATTTACGACACCAATGCCAGATGCAGATTACGCACCTGTCGTTGTCGGCCCTTCTACGATCAATGACACAAACCAATACTACAACAGCATTGAAGCTGAGACTGGTAGCCGAACAGTCAACGGCTTCTACATTAGGTATCCGGGGGGTGCCGTTACCCCGGCACAACTTACCAAAATTCAAATGGCCATCTTCCGATAAGGTAAACCATGATTCTCAAAGACCCAATCACTAACGACACACGCTTGTCAGACGAGCCCATTGAGGGCTGGGTAGAGATTACCCAAGAAGAGCTTGAGGCTATCTACGCAGAGCGGGCACTTGTTTACCCCGAGCCGCCCGTAGCCCTTGTTGAGCTACAAAAGCTAGAGACAGAGAATCAGATTACGCAGCGCAGGTTGCGTGAAACGATTATGCTAATAACCGAGGCCTTCAAGCAGATCACTGGCGATGCGCTAGACCTTAGCCAGATTCCCGGCGTAGCCCAAGTCTACGCTGTAGAGGCCCGCGCTGCTGAGCTTCGTGCTGAGCTAGGCGCATCTTACAACGCACCCTTGGTAGTACCCGATGCTGTCGATTCTCTTGCTAATCCTCTACCCACTGGCAATTCAGTATGAAGTGCGTAAGTGGCCGATTCGGTACCTATACTACGCAGTTGGGATAATTGACATTATTGCTAACTATACCGAGCTTGCTTTGTTTACGTTAGACCTACCCCGCAAGGGTGAGTATACGTTTAGCCAGCGGCTCCGTAGGTTACAGTACGGTAATATGTACAATCGCCTCTGGGCGCGTACCATTATCCCCTACCTGAATTTCTTTCAAGCTAACCACGTACCTAAATAATGTTTACACAGGACACACTTAACGAGGCCTATAAGGCCGCCCCACCCGTAACGGTAGGTGGCCTCACCTTTGTAGGTGTGCCCCTGTCGGATTGGCTTATCGTGGCTACACTGATCTACACCGTGTTGCAGATTGTGTTCCTTGTCCGCGATAAGTGGTACATTCCACGAAAGGTCAAGAATGGCCGCAAGTGATAAGACACTCGGTAACCTTCATGAGCTTGTAGCTACTGCATTCTCTGAGCAGGTTGCCGGTTACACTGAGCTAGACGACGAGGGCCGCGAGCGAAAGATTCGCCCGAGCCCCGCGCTGCTTGGTGCAGCCGTGACGTTCCTCAAGAACAACAACATTACCGCTGACGTTGAAGGCAACACAGCACTGCGCGACTTGAACGACAAGCTCAAGGCCCGCCGCAACAAGGCTATCCCGCAAGCCGCACTTGACCAAGCCGCTGAGGCTTACTCCGAACGCTTCGGGGGTACCCTGCAATGAGGGCACGGGAGAGTGCCGAGCTAGCCGAGCTACGCTGGGAACAGCTTGAGGCTCTCCAAGCCCACTACAGCGAGTTCGTTCCATTCCTTGTGGATGTGATGGACGAGCTAGGCTTTAGCACCACCGACATCCAGAAGGACATCGGACGCTACATTGCCTACGGGCCACAGTACCTCATGGTGCAGGCCCAGCGTTCTCAGGCTAAGACAACCATCGCGGCAGCGTTTGCCGTGTGGTACCTAATGCACAGCCCCAAGGGACGTGTATTGATTGTGTCTGCTGGTGGCGATCAAGCCACTGACATTGCGACACTGATCGTCCGTATCATCATGAATATGGATGTGCTTGAGTGCATGCGACCAGACAAGAGTGCGGGTGACCGTACCTCTGTTGAAGGCTTCGACATTCACCATAGCCTCAAGGGTATTGACAAATCAGCATCGGTTGACTGTATTGGTATTGATGCCAACTTGCAAGGCCGACGCGCTGACTTGCTTATCCCTGACGATATTGAGTCCAGCAAGAACTCAGCTACGCCCACACAACGGGCCAAGCTGCTGCACTTGACCAAGGACTTTACCTCGATTAACCAGAGTGGGCGCATCGTATGGCTGGGTACACCCCAGACGATGGAGTCCATCTACAACAGCTTGCCCGCACGTGGCGTGGTGACACGCATATGGCCGGGCAGGTATCCTACACCAGAACAGATGGGGCACTATGGCACAAGCCTAGCCCCACTAATCGCATCCCGCTTGCTCGCTAACCCTACGTTAGCCAGCGGTGGGGGCTTGCTGGGCGATCAGGGACAACCTATCGACCCCGAGCTACTGGACGAGGAAACGCTACAGAAGAAAGAACGCGACCAAGGTACAGCGTACTTCCAGCTACAGCATATGCTGAACACTGCGC